GTTCATTTGCAGAAATCCTCTGCTATGTGAAATGGCTGTGGGTATCAATTGTGCTGGCCCTGAATGGGAAGTGCTCAGTAACTATGTTGAAGAGTACGCAGAAGATGGAATGCTTGTTGATTACGACCACAAGTTTTACGATTTGAAAAGATCCCCTAATGCACCGATTGCAGCAATGCGAGGTGTTATTTCACTCGCTCAGTTGATGGGGTTTGATGATGAAGCCTTGCGTATTATGCATGGCATCTCGGAAGCCCTTCGCAACCCTATCGTGAATTGGAATGGGACTATTCTTGACATGTTCTTGTTTCCATCAGGCAATTCTATGACCGTTTTTGGTAATGGTCTTGAGAATGTTCTGATGCAACGGTGCGCCTATTATACCAATGGCGTTAAAGAGCGTGGTCTCGTGGAATTTCTCAAATTAGGAACTTATCGGGATAATGTACATACCACAACCTACGGGGATGATGGAAAGTACGGTCCCCATCAGAGAGTTCGTTCCTTCACTAGTTTTTCAAAGTTGAGGGAATATTTTGAGTCGGTCAACATGACCATTACTGACGCAGCCAAGAGCGATAACCCAAAAGAGTTCACTCATTGTGACGACGTTGACTTCCTGAAGAGGAAGAGCGTTTTTCACCCAAAGCTTGGAATTCGCGTTGGTGCACTTGATAGAGACTCCATATGGAAAATGGGACACATGAGTACTTCTCGTGAAGATCCTGAGTCTGTGTGTGTGAGTTCCATGACCAGCATGTTAATGGAAGGTTTTCTCCATGGAGAAGAATTTTATGAGACATTGCGATCTGGCCTTTCTCAAGTTGCAAAACATCACTCCCTGTGGAGTGATCAGTTCGATATGACGTACGATGATCGTGTGTCGAACTGGAAGGACAAGTACGAGTCCTAAATATCGTACACTTGTTTATGTTTGATTACTAGTTTATATTTTTATTTTATTCGTTTTTTCATTTTACATCTTGCCTACATTTACATTTTACATTTTACATAAAAACAACCTGACTTTCAGAATAAGCATCTGTCAGTCTTGTATATAACCGCTTTCGATGAATACAAGTAATCACAAGATCTTTAGTTCCGGCATGGCTGAAGACGCTCATATGAGTTCAGAAAACATGTCATTCCGAGATAACAATTCCGGAGTTATGGATGAGCGAAAAGCATCCATGGACCCTACCAGAAATTTGGGGTTCACGAGTGATACAACACTCAACCAATTTTTCAGTCGTCCTATCAGGATAGCTGAATACCAGTGGAACACCAATTCCGCACTATTCCAGCGAATCGATCCTTGGTCCCTATTTTGGGATAACGCTAGGAATATCGACAAGATTCGAAACTTCCAATTGCTTAAATGTACCCTGAAGGTTAAAATCGTTTTGAACGGTAATGCCTTTTATTACGGACGTTTGATAGCAGCATATGAACCATTAGCTGATCTTGATAATACGTCCCCCCAACGCACTTGGTTAGAAGAAGACTTTGTACGAGGATCCCAGAGAATGCACGTCTACATAAATCCAACGTGTTCCGAGGGTGGGTCATTGCACCTACCTATGTTTTTACCAACTAATGCCATATCTATACCAGATCGTGGCTGGAACATTTTAGGAAATCTTGTAATAGCATCTTTAAACAATCTCCAGCATGCAAATGGCGGCACTGAACCAGTCACCGTCACCGTGTTTGCCTGGGCTGAGGATGTGTCTTATTCCATCCCAACTCAGAACGTTCCAGAAATGGACGAACATGATATTGGAGTTGTTTCGAGACCTGCTTCTGTTGTAGCACGTTTTGCACAATCTCTTGCCAATGTTCCATACATTGGCCCCTTCGCAATGGCCACCCAAATAGGTGCCACGGCAGTGGGAACTATCGCTAAATTATTTGGATACTCAGCACCTAATGAGTTAACATATTCAGTGATGATTCCTAATGCCCGGCATTCTTTGGCCGTTGTGGACACCAAGCAAGCAACAAACAAAACTTCCGTTGATAGTAAACAGGAATTAACCATATGTCCTAAAACTACGGGAATTGGTGGAGATGACGAACTTCCCATTGCTAGTATAGCAGGGAGGGAGTCATACCTCACTAGTTTCGCGTGGAATGTAACTGTCGACGCACCTGATAAAATTTTGTTTTCTTCTTATGTGAATCCTGGCATTCATCGCAGAGTCAATACCGGTTCTGCGACCGAAATTCATATGCCAGCATGTTGCTTTGCTGCTCAGCCATTTGACTATTGGCGTGGCACAATGAGATTTAGGTTTCAAGTTGTTAGTTCTAATTTTCATAAGGGTCGTCTACGTATAGTGTATAACCCTAATGATAGCTCCTTGGATCCTGAATTCAACACAGTGTACACAACCATTCATGATATAGCTGACGAGAAGGATTTCACCATAGATGTTGGTTGGGCCCAGAATAAATCGTACCAGAAAGTTTTTGGTTTAGATTTGGGGAACATACCCTTCTTTGGCCCACTCGCACTGCCCACAAGTTCCGAGTATTCGAATGGAACCATTTCGGTCTATGTACTGAACCCACTCGTTACTGCAGGCACTGTTGTGTCAAATATTTCTGTTAACGTCTTTATTTCCATGTTAGACGATTTCGAAGTAGCGTCTCCAAACGATCTCATCACTTATGTTCGTTTCAGACCTGAGCTGCAGAATATTCCAGAAATGGACATTGACACAGACACGTGCGCATTGGTCGATCCACCTGTCGCTGCAACAATGGCTGATGTCCAGATAGAGGACGATAATGTTACAAAGCTATTCTTTGGAGAGGTAATTGCTTCCTTCAGACAAATGCTTAAACGATCGTACCATCATGAGGCATCTTTACTACCAGAAGTCACTGAAATGACCCTTGCTAGAATAAATCGCTCCTCTTTTCCTATGTATGGAGGATATGTTCCTGCAGATGTCCCTAATTCACCCGTTGTGCCTAAACCCGGCAGCAGATTTTATTTACCTGTCGAAACAACAATGTTGAATTATTTGGCACGGGCGTATGTTGGCTGGAGAGGTTCAATTCGTTGGACCTACGACCAAAGTCATACTAATCGCTTGTCCACGGACTTTGCTGGGAGTCTTTCTTTTAAGTATTCGAGAGGTAATTCTTACACGAATACTGAGAGCATGATTCCCATCACGAATTTCACGACTGCTGAAATAGTCAATGGTTTCAATGAGCAACAACGCGGTAGCACACCAAGGGGGTGCTATCTAGGGACGACTGATGTTAATCCCATAATGAGTTTCGAGATTCCTTTTTACTCGGCTCTGCGTTTTCTCCCTACAGCATTTGAACCGACACTCGGTGTTGAGACGGAAGGTCCGGCTTTGAACGTAAATACAGTGTTCACGCCTTCCAGTTCCCAAACTGTTTTGTCTTTCTATGATACCTATTGTAGCGCTGGAGAAGATTTCAATTTCTTCTTTTTCAATGGTATGCCTCCTGTTTATTTTGAGGAATTTTATTAAACAGGCGTCCTTCCTGGACGTTAACCAGGATGAGTAGCACAGCCCCTGTGGGGCTGAAACCGTACGTAGCGACGGTTCTCATAGCGAGCCCACGATAATCAACAACTTTAATCATGTTTGAATCATCACCGCTATCTTCGGATAGCAGTGGTGGTATTAATGACCTAGGGCGAAAGCCTGATCATGGCGAGATGTGTGTAAGAACTATATGATGGTGACACCAAGTGTGTGTAATTCCAATGATGTTCTATGTTGTAACGGAGTAGCGTCCGTTTCGTGTTTGATAAAGCCCGAACTGAAGTGGGGAGCCCACTTCAACGGCGAGGATTCGTCGTTCGGCGTAACTGATATTATTTAATGAG